TGACCCGTCTTGAACAGACGAGAGAAACTTGTCGCTACGTCTATAACCAACTCCTTGAGAAGCGAAACGACCACTATGAGAAAACCAAGAAGACACTCACTCATTTTGATTGTTGTAAAGTGATTAAGGAGATGGAACTGAAAACTCCAGTCCATTCCCAAGTCCTCCAAAACGTATCTGCACGACTTGACCTTGCCTATCTTGGGTTCTTCCGTAGGTTGAAGGATAAGACAGGTAAAGCAGGATTTCCACGATTTAAGTCCTATGACCGATATGACTCATTCACTTTTCCACAAACGGGTTTTAAGTTGACTCCAAAGAAACTTTGGATGTCCAAGATTGGTGATGTTCGGATTAACCTCCACCGCAAAATGGAAGGTAAGATTAAGACCCTGACCATTAAACGTGAAGGCAATCATTGGTATGCTATTTTCTCATGTGAGGTTGAGATTAAACCAGAAGTTAAGAAGTGGAAACGAGCAGTTGGTATTGACGTTGGATGTATTGACTTTGCCACTTGTTCCGATGGGACGATCATTTCTCATCCTCATTTCTTACGACAATCTTCCGAGAAACTTTCCAAAATCCAAGGTAAGTATTCCAAACTAAAAAAGAAACCAAGGGATGATAAGCAGAAGATTAAGACCAAGAGAGCATTGGTATCGGTTCATTGCAAAATAAAGAACCAACGAAAAGATTTCCTACACAAGTTGAGCAAGAAGTTCGTAAGCGAATACTCTCATATTTGCGTGGAGGATATTAAACCAAGTCAGATGTTGAATGACAACTGGCGAAGTTTGAATAAGAGCATATTGGACTCAGGATGGACTACGTTTAGACAAATGCTACATAGCAAAGCGGTAGATGCTGGTTGTGAAGTGAATGACGTAAATCCTGCCTATACGAGTCAGATGTGTTCTGGTTGTGGCAACATTGAGATAAAGAAACTCTCTGATAGGCAACACAAATGTAATCTTTGTGGATTGGACATTGGAAGAGATTTGAATGCTGCACGAAACATTTTAAGAGTCGGAATGGACTCTTTTGCTTCCAAAAGAAGCATGGAAGCCCCTATCCCTTTAGGGTAGGGGAGCATTCACTCATGTGAAAGGAAGAACGTTATGTATAAAGGCAAGACAAACATAGAAATTGTAAAAAGTTATTTGGAAGGAGAAAAGTTATTTCCTGTATTCGGTTATACTGGCAAAGAATACGTCAAACGAGCCATAGGAGAGCGTTGGATTGATAAATCGAATCAAGAGTGGGAGCAGAAGGCAGGTGGCCCTCAGAAGATCAATAGGGTGGCAAATATCGTGCGTGCGGCTATTGGCAATCAAAAATGCCGATGTGGTCAACAAATTCGGTGGGGTACTAAATTAGATAGATTATTTTTTAACAAAACTGGATTATGTGAAGGATGCCTCATTGATTATGAAACTAAATTACGTGTGTTGGGTATTTACAACGATTACGAGAAATACAAACTAGCTTCCAATGAACTTGGACATGTCAAGGACATGAAAACCAAAATCCGCGAGACAATTAAGTATTTCGAGTCCGATGACACCGACGTTAAGATGCTGTGTAATTCCGAAGGGTTCGTGGAGAGATGGAGGACAACCAATATCGAAGATATTCTTAAAGATGCCAGGAAAGATTTGAAGGAGGCTCATCAACGTATTGTTGCGCTAGTGAGAATTCGGGACGAACAAAAAGTAAAGTATATCGAGGCTTGCGCCAAATATAAATTGGAAACTATATGCTAGATGGAAAAATCTCCTATCAAGACCTAATCCGAGAGGAATATAAAAAGTGCTTAGAGTCACCAGTGTACTTTATGAAGCAGTATGTCAAAATCAAACACCCAATGCGGGGTACGATTCTTTTTGACTTGTTCAAATTCCAAGAGGAAACTCTACAAGCTTTTCACGATTATAAGTTCAATATTATCCTCAAATCCCGACAAATGGGTATTTCAACCCTTGTTGCTTCGTATTCCTTATGGCTGATGATTTTCCATAAGGATAAGACTGTTCTTTTGATTTCGTTAAAGCAAGATGATGCCAAAGATGTTTTGACTAAGGTTCGGGATGCTTATAAAGAACTTCCCAACTGGCTCAAGATTCAATGTAGCGAAGATAATCGTCTGTCCATTCGGTTTTCCAATGGCTCGCGCATTCAAGCTGCCTCTACTACGAAAAAATCAGGTGTAGGTCAAGCCCTTTCTCTTCTGATTATTGATGAAGCTGCACTCATTGAAGATGCCGAAGACCTGTGGACATCTGCACAACCAACATTGTCAACCGGTGGAAACGCCATCGTTCTTTCAACCCCCCGAGGAGTAGGAGGATGGTTTCATAAAATATGGCAGGGCGCATCCGATGATAACCAAGATGGCACCGTAGGGAGAAATGGATTCCATCCTATTACTCTCCCGTGGCAGCTTCACCCCGAACGGGACGATGAATGGCGCAGAATTGAAGGCGAAAAACAAGGTAATCCTAAAAAGGCGTCACAAGAATATGACTGCAATTTCCTCTCATCTGGTGATAACGTCGTTGACCTCAATATCATTGAGTTCTATAAGAAAAATAAGGCGTGTGATCCTGTAGAATGTCGGGGCATGGGTAAGAACCTATGGATTTGGGAGTATCCTGATAGAAGTCATGTCTATGTTGTATGTTTGCCATCTGGAGAATCGGTATTAACAGAAATGGGGGTTAAAAGAATAGAAGATGTGACTTATGAGGATAAGCTCATTGATAAGGATGGTTATATTACAAATATCGAGGATATAAAGGTTAGACTATATAACGGGAAAATATATGAAATAACTCCTTCCAATACATTTCGAACAACAAAATTTACAGATGAACATCCGATTTTTGTAAGTCAAACTTCCAAATTAAATAGGATGTATAAAAAGGATGATATAAATTATAGGTTTAATCAGAGATATTGGGAACATGATTTTAAGTTTGTAGATGCCAAAGATGTAAAGAAAAATGATTGGATACGTTTTCCAAACATTTATACAAAAAATAAACTGGATAGTTTAAGTATAATGTGGAAAGAGTTTGAGAATATAGGAAGAATTGATTTTCAAATTAAAGATAATCCATTTTTGAATGAGGATTTTTGGTGGTTTGTTGGTATTTGGTTGGCTGAGGGGTGGTGTTATACAGATAAAAGCGGAAATGTTACAATTCATACGGCACATAACTCAAGCGAAACTATTATTATAAATAAATTGCGACGTATTGTTTTTGATCTGTTTGACAGAACTTTGCTTGTTATGCCAACAGAAAATAATACAACTGTATGTCAATTTGGATCTAAACAAATCGGGACGTTGTTAGAAAAATATTTTGGAAAGTATGCTGGAGGAAAGTTTATCTCGGAACGCATAAAATATATCTCTCAAAATGAGAAAATACAATTGATCAATGGATATATTGCCGGAGACGGATGTGTTTTAGCTAATAAGCGAGGAGCAAAATCTATAAAAATAACATCAATATCATTAAGATTACTAGAAGATATTCAAGATATGCTATTTTCATTAGGATGTGTTTCTTCTCTTAATTTATTGCGGGTAAAAAAACAAGCGAAGATAAGAGAAAAAAATATAAACCAAAAACAAGCATATTCGTTAACTATTTCGGATTATGGATGTAAATGTTTAATATTAGGGCATTTGCCAAAATCTAAATCTCAACGAACGGCGGATTGTTATTTAAGCCCGGATAATCAATATATTTATTTTCGTGTAAAAAAAGTAAAAGAGATGTTTTATTGTGGGGAGGTTCATAATTTCACGACAAAATCTGGTACTTTTTTGTGTGAAAATATAACCACTCATAATTGTGCCGATGTAGCCCGTGGCGATGGCGCTGATTATTCGGCATGTCATGTTTTAGACATCAGTAGAGAAAAACCAGTCCAAGTCGCCGAATACAAGGGTAAAATTAGTACTAAAGATTTTGGTGATTTTCTTGTAGCATTAGCAACTGAGTATAATAGCGGTTTGCTCGTGATTGAACGTGAAAATGTTGGATGGGGCACTATTCAAGAAGTTCTTGATCGGGGTTATCCAAATACTTTTTATAGTTCCGCAGACCTTAAGTATGTTGAAGTTCAACGTCAACTGAATAATAATTGGGCCGCCGAGGACAAAAAACTTGTCCCAGGATTCAGCACAAACGTCAGAACTCGTCCTCTCATAGTTGATAATATGGAGCATTACATGCGACATATGGCTGTTGAAATTCGCTCAAAACGCACCCTTGCAGAACTAGAGACCTTCGTTTGGAAGAATGGTAAACAAATCGCAATGGAGGGCTACAACGACGACTTAACGATGGCTCTCTGTATTGGTTTGTGGGTCCGTGATACAGCCCTTCGCTTACGTCAAGAAGGAGTCGAATTAACTAAGATTGCTGTAAGTGGAATGACTAAAGATAAAATGGATCAAACACCATTCTATAAAGTGAAACAAGCCCAGACAGGCCATAATGCGTGGACAATGAATACGGGACGCCAAGGCTTCGGCAAACAAAATCAAGAGGATTTACGTTGGCTTATCGGCTAATCCGAACATATTTATAGAATAGGCCAATAATACATACACACTAATAGAAAGAAATATTATGCCAACAAATACTAACATGTCGCTCAAGCCATTCGACGATGAAATACTCGATGTAAAAAAACAGTCGCTATATGCAAGATTAAAAAGACTGTTTTCTACAGACGTTATCGTGCGTAACGTCGGCGGTAAACAACTGAAAATAAAAGATACCGATAGCATTATGTATGCTACGGATAGAAATAGTCTACGAGACCGCTTTAATCGTATCCGTAGCACAGCCTATAATGCTTATACCCGTGACTTCGCCCTGTCATATCAAGCCGCAAGAATGGACTTGTTTCGTGACTACGATTGCGTAGGGCCAGATACAATTATTCCACTGCCAGATGGGTCAAGACCTACTATTAAGGAGTTAACAGAAAAATATAAAGATAAGCCGCAGGAACGATTTTATGTGTTTTCTTATGACCACGAAACCGATTCAATTAAACTTGGTCGTGCGTTTCATCCTAGAAAGAAAGGCGGCGGAACTAGAGAAGGATTTAAAGTAACTTTTGATGATGGACAATACGTTATTGGAAGTATTAAACATCCATTCTTAATGCGAAATGGCGAGTATAAGATGATTTATGATCTTAAAGTTGGTGATTCAGTGATGCCGTTTTATCAAAAGGATTTTTATGGTCATGGTTATAGACATTTGTATAATTTTAGTAGGGGCTGGCAATCTGAACATAAAATTGTAGCAGAACAATTTGAAAGACCATTAAAAGAGAATGAGGTGGTTCACCATAGAAACTTTAATAAAACCAACAATTCCCCCGATAATCTTCAGATAATGATAGAGTCGGAACATAAAGCATATCATTGTAAAATCATTGCGGATAAATTGTGGTCACCAGAAAATAAGCAAAAAACTATAAACAAGGTTCAAGCATCAGAGGGATATAAGAATAGAAAATGTCATAAATGGAATGGTGAAAGACAAGGAGGAAATAATCCGTTTTATGGAAAAACTCATACCGAAGAATCTAATGAAAAACGTTCAAAAACACTAAAAGAAGTGTTTGTAAATAGAGATCAAAACGGGAATAAAAATCCAAAATATAGAAAGGATTTAACTATAGAAGTTCTGAGAATAAAAGCGAACGAATACTATAAAAAGAATGGTAAATTGACTTTATGGGGACTTATAAAGGATATAGGATGTGATTATACGACTATTCAAAATAGGTTTAGATATTATAATTGTGATTGGGATACATTCAAAAATGATGTAGTTTCTACTTTGAATCATAAGATCAAATCTATTGAATCCATTGGTCAAATAGATGTATATGATGTTACAGTTGAACAGTTTGCGAACTTTGCTACTGATAGTGTTTTCGTAAAAAATACAATGGACATGGACCCGATCCTAAGTTGCCTATCTGGAGACACTTGCATATCGACGTTAAATGGGTTTGTTCCGATAAAAGAGTTGGCGGAGAAATATTCGGGAGATGAAACATTTAAAGTATGGTCGTGGGATAAAGATAGTCAAAAGTTGACAGTGGGAAATGCTCATCATCCCAGAAAAACAGGAACTAAAAGTGTAATAGAAGTACATTTGGATAATAGAGAGGTATTAAAATGTACTTCTGACCACAGAATAATGTTAGTTGATGGAACATATAAAGAAGCTGGCCAACTGATGAGCGGAGACTCATTGATGCCTTTTTATCATAGGCAAAATCGAAATGGGTATCAAGAAATAAAATCTTTGGGAAAACGATTTAAATGTACACATCGTTACATTTTTGAAGATGTTCTAACCGAACAAGATTTGGTCGGCAGTAACATTCATCATAAAAATCATAATAAGTTAGATAACAGGTTGGAGAATTTGGAATTGATGACGGCGCTTGAACACATGAGGTTACACGGCATTTCTCCTATAACTAAAGGGAAAAAATCTATAAATTCAAAGGAGTGGTGGGAAAATTTAGAATATAGAACCAAATGTTCTGGTGCGTTAAAAAAATATCAAGCATCTGACGAAGGGAAGAAAATGATGTCAGAACATACGTCGCTTATCAATACAGAACGATGGAAAAATGATTCCGATTATGCATTAAAAATGGCATCCATATTTTCCGAACATGCAAAGTCAATGTGGAGTGATCCTGTGTGGAAAGAATGGAAACGTAAAAAACACTCTGAGACAATGCGATTGAAATATGCGAATGATCCGATTTTTAGAGAACAAATAAAACGAGTGGGGCATGAAAATGGACGATACAAAGATTTAGTTACTACGGAATCTATTTTAATAGAGGGAACAAAATATAACTCGTTAGTAGAATTTGCAAGAATCTTTGACTTCAACGGACTTGTATTTAAGAACGACCAATATAAATGCCAATTCATATCACGAAGATTGAAAGAAGCGGGGTATGATGGATGGACCGATTATAGAAATAAATTCGAATATTCTAATCACAAAGTAACGAAGATTGTCGATAACAATGAAGTTGTGGATGTATATGATTTGACGGTAGATATATACGAAAATTTCGCGATTAAACAAGGTATAATTTTGTCGAACAGTGCATTAGATATTTTTTCAGACGAATGCCTTACGTATAATGAAGTAGGCAAGATGATTACTGTTCACTCGACCAACAACAATGTCAAGCGAATTCTTGAGAATTTATTTGATGAGATTCTCAATGTTCGGTTTAATTTATGGTCATGGACTCGCAACATGCCAGTGAAGTATGATTCTTATATTCCATTATTGTCGGGTGAAAATATAAGAATAGATGAGTTGTCTAAGAGAGTAAAATCCGGAGAGGAAATATGGGTATATTCTGTTCAAGATGGAACCAATCAAACTGTGCCTGGCAAAGTAATTTGGTGTGATAAAAATTATATATCGGATAAAACAATAAAAGTAATATTTGACGATAACTCATATGTAGAAACTGCACCCGAACATCCTTTTATATTGCGAGATGGCCAAGAAAAACGAGCGGAGGAACTTAAGGAAAATGACAGTTTAATGCCATTTTATAGAAAATTAAGTCCTGAAAAGGGTGGAATGAATAAATATGAAATGGTGTATAATCCACGGTCTAATAAACATGAATATACGCATCGGGTTGTTGCGGAATCCTGCGGAATAAAAACCGACAAAACGAATAGAATTTTACACCACAAAAATTTTAATAAATATGACAATTCGCCCATAAACTTAGTTCCGATGGAGTTTTTTGAACACCGCAATCTTCATTCTGAACATTGTATTAAAACTCTACACACCCCAGAAGTCATTGAAAAAAGAAGAAAAAGTTTGGATAAATATCTTCGTTCAAATGATAGGAAAGAAAGACTTAGTAGAGAAATGAAGGGGGTAAAAGTAAAGTATTTTCAAGATTATAATAACTCGGACTTACATGCTATCCATAACGAAATACGGTCAAAATTAAAAACTGAAATGTGGGCAGACCCGTCTCGTAGAGCGGTAGCAATCGGAAATATGAAGATGGGGTGGACTCCTGAACGCCGAGAGTTAGCGAGTAAGAGAATGAAGGAATTTAGAAAAAATGGAGTTTTAACAAATCATAAAGTAAAATGTATTGAAATAATAAATGAAAATACTGATGTATACTGTATGACTGTCGTTGGTCCTGGTGGGGAACAGGATAGACACAATTTTGCTATATGCGGAAAGGATATGGAAGGAAACATAACCAAAACTAGTGGCGTATTTATTAAAAACTGTAAATATGGTGATTTTTTCTTAAAACTATATATTACACCCGAGTATGGTATTTACATGGTCGAGCCAATTTCGGCTTACAATGTAGAACGGATTGAAAATTCTGATCCTACTAATAAGCGATATGTCAAGTTCCAACTTCGTCCTTCGGATACATCACAGGCTGAAATTCTTGAAAATTATGAAGTAGCTCATTTTCGACTTATTTCCGATTCGAATTTTTTGCCCTACGGCAAGTCGATGATTGAAGGTGGAAGGAGGGTATGGAAGCAACTTTCACTCATGGAAGACGCTATGCTTATCAGTCGTATCATGCGTGCTCCTGAAAGACGTATTTTCTATACTGATATTGGCAATATTCCGCCGAATGAAGTGGACGCTTACATGCAGAAAATGATGGATAAGATGAAGAAAGTGCCATATATTGATGAGCAAACGGGCGAATACAATCTTCGATTTAACCTTCAGAACATGATTGAGGATTATTATATTCCAGTTCGTGGTGGTGATAGTGGAACTAAGATTGATTCATTACCTGGAATGGAATGGACGGGTATTGACGATCTTGAGTATATCAAGACGAAGATGATGGCAGCACTTAAGATTCCAAAAGCCTTTTTAGGATATGACGACGCAATAGCAGGTAAAGCTACTTTGGCTTGTGTTGTTCCCGAGACACGAGTACCTTTGCTCAACGGACTTACAAAAACAGTAAAAGAACTAATTGATGATTATAACAACGGTATAAAAAATTATGTTTATTCCATTGATGAAGAAACCAAAAACATTGTTCCGGGTGAAGTAGAATGGGCAGGATTCACTAGAATGGATACTGATGTTGTGCGAGTTTATTTGGATAATACACAATATATTGATTGCACTTCTGACCATCGTTTTATGACGAGAGATGGCAATTGGCTGGAAGCCAAGGATTTAGTGGAAGGACAATCATTAATGCCATTATATAGAAAAAATCAAATAATGCGTAAAAAACTGGATTATGAAATGGTTTATAATCCCTCTGCGGGGCGACCAAGGGCGGTTAAAAACCATAAAGTAATAAAAATAGAACTATTATCCGAAAGAAGAGATACGTGTGACATAACAATAAAAAAGTATCATAACTTTGCAACTTCGGCGGGAGTTATTGTCCACAATTCGGAGGATGTGCGATTTGCTCGTACTATTCAACGTTTACAACGTATTATTACATCAGAACTTAGCAAGATTGCTATTGTTCATTTATATGCTCAAGGTTACCGTGACGAATCGCTTGTTGATTTTGAACTTGAACTGACTAATCCATCGACCATTTTCGAGAAGGAGAAGCTTGAAATTTGGCAGGATAAAGTGAGTGTATCCATTGATATGGTAGAGAACAAGTTTTTCTCTTATAAATGGATTTACAAGAATATATTCAATATGTCTGAAGACGACATTGAGCAAGTGCAAGAAGAAGTTGTTGAAGATGCCAAGCAGCGTTATCGTTTCACCAAGATTGAAGAGGATGGCGATGATCCAGCCAAACCATTCAAGAAGATAGGTGGAAAGGGTGACGGGGATGATAAAGATAAAGGTGGTCTTGGAGGTCTTGACATTGGTGGTGGAGGCGGTGGTGGAGGCGGTGGTGGAGGCGGTGGGCTTCCAGATCTAGATGACCTTGGCGACATTAGCCCCGAAGGTGGGGAAGGAGAAGAAGGTGAGGAGGGAGAGGGCGAAAAAGAAGAAGAACTTCCCGACCTTACGAAAATTAAGGAAGTTGTAGAAGACACGCGTGATCGCAGTGATAGGGATCAAAGTGACCGAGATCAAAGTGACCGACACCAAGATGGTGAAAAGAAAGCTCCTAATACAACAGAAGATCCAATTGGTCGTCTTGAACGTTCTGCAACACCAAAGAAAAAGAGCGAGGGAAAGAGAGTTAGTGCCATTCAACATAATTACGAAGGTGGCACTCCATTGCGCTTACGTGAGAGAGCATCTCCACCTATAGATAAGGGTATGATTAGTAGTCTTTCTGACTTCCTTAAAAAGACTCAGCCAGAGACCAAACAAGAACTCTTGCGAGAGAATCAATTGACGAGAAGCAAGTCTATGTTAGATGAAACTCAATTGCTATAGAAATATGGATATAATCCAACGGATATAATCTTAGATTTTGCCCGAACAAAGGTATATTTATAATATAGTTGAAGAGATTTGTCTATGCAAAATCAAAAGAAAATGCGCCATTCCAAATTCCGTAATACTGGAATCTTGTTTGAGCTACTCACCAAACAGGTCACTGCCGATATTATTTCGGGCAGGGATACTTCCGCTGCGAAGGACTTGCTTCACAAGTATTTTCGGGAGACTACCGAACTTGGGCGTGAGTGGCAACTATATAGTACCCTGTTGAACGAAAAAATCAAAGATGAACCCCATGCTGAACGGTTCTTTTCTGTTATTTTGGAAGCCCGCAAGAAACTGAATGGTAGGAAACTTTCCCTTCTTAAATATGATTTAATCAAAGAGATTAAGGATGCATATCCCATTGAAGAAATGCTTAAAGCTCCTGTTCGGAATTATCGAGTTTTGGCCTCTATATATAAAGTCTTCGAAAATTCTGTATCCTCGGAATGTAAGTTTGATGTCAAAGAAGTATATCAATCAAAAAACTGTATAGTAGAACACATTGTTGACCGACCAAAAGTTATACATTCCGAAGATGAACTCATTAATTATTATAAAACTCAGACTGAGGATATACGTCTTCTTACTTATAAACTTCTATGTGAAAAGTTCAATGACAAATATGCCACTTCATTGGACGATGACCAGAAAGCAGTTTTACGCGAATACATTTGCAACGTTGCCAATACAAATAATTTTGATGTTTTCGTGAAACAAAAGGTTACTAAAATTAAAAAGTCTTTGACTGAAGCAATTGACAAAATCAGAGATTCGGATGTAATGAGAATTAAAATTCGTGAAATTGTCAATCAACTTGATAGAATTAATCCAGGTAAGATAGTCAAAGATAACCACGTCATGGTATTGATGCTATCCTATGAACTACTCAAGGAAGTACGCAAACAACTTAATGGAAAATAAATATTAAAGGATATCGCAATGATTATAGACATTAACATTCTTAAGAGACTCGGAGACCGTTTTGCTGTTTGTCCTGTTTCTTCTGCCCCTCCGCCACTTCAAGCTGCATTAAAGAAATCAGAAGCTATCTTTATCAAAGCCCCTGCAGGAGTTGAACCCTCAATTACTGGTGGTGAATACCAATGGGATGACGAAATTAGTGGTTATCGTTTTGGTAACAATCAAAAGCTCTTTGTGGCCCCCGATGGAACTACCATATGGATATTTAAAGATGTTCTTCTTCGTATTCTTAAGCTTGACCGTGTTCAAAAATGGACTTCTGGAGATGCGGAATATCCAATGGGGAAAGCAAATGCCTTCTTTATTGTCTATGGAAAACTTACTGGACAGAATTTGGGTGAAGGCGAAACTGCGGGCGATGATGTTCCCGATGGCGAGACTGAACCAGGTGATGGTGGTGGATTAGCAGTTGCTGGTGACGAGAATGCCCCTCCATATTCAAAAGAAGAGGTTCAACAGATGTTGAAGGGGGAATTTCCTGCAGATATTCCTACGGGGCCAAAAGCATCAATGGCTACGTCAATTCCTGGCGAAGAACCTGTGGGTGAAGAACCCGTGGAACCTTTGGCTCCAATGTCTGGACCGTCCCCATCAAGATTGGCAAAAGGAAATACTCCGGTTAATACAGGAGGCGAAGCTGACAGAATTATTAGGACACTTAAGAAGATGTCACATGTTGATCCTGACGTTAAGATGAATAAGCAACAACCAGTTCGTATACATGGCGATGAAATTATTAAGTTATGGCATAAAGCTAATTCAATGCCACCAGAGGAAGGTAAAATATTACATGCGTTCCTTACGAGTGGAGATATTTTACCTTTGGAAGAAGGAAAAATTAGTAAGCATCAACTTAAACGTCTAGTTGAAAGAATTGTTGAAGGAATTGTTAGTGAAGTGGAAAAATCCAAGAAAAAAAAGTGGACTGTAAAATTCCAAGGTAAAAAGGAAAACGAAGATATACAACTGGAGCAAACAACTACGTCTGGTGGTGTGGATTCTTCTCCTGGCACTCCCGGTTACATTACTCCCGGGGCATTCGGTAAGAAGATGTCTCATCGAAAAGACCATATTGAAGTTCTCGGGTATAAGATGACTCCCCAAGGAGAAAAAGAATATAATAAGTCTGCCGATGCGCTTTATGAATCTATCAAAAAGCAAGTGAAGACGACGATTCTACATCATAAGCGCAAGTAATATAAGGAATTGTGTGATACCTTCTCTTAAACGAATTGTAGAGTCCTATGGAGCCGAGGGTCAGTATTATGACCTTGGTAAGGATTTTTCTGCATTTCGTAGAATGATTGATGGTGCTGATCAGCAAGTCAAGCAGCAATATGAGAAACAAATTGCGTCTAAACTTGTAGGGAAACGTGTTCGGGCAAATGCTTCGCGGGGGTATAAGCAGTTTATAAAAAGTTATGAGTTTGATGTTGTCCGAGTCACATTGGATGATTACTATGATAACTTTGTAGTAATAGCCTATGATAGTACGACTCCAAAACCAAAGGAATATTTTCTTAAGACGGGGTTCAAAATTCAGATTCTCGGACCTGCTACAGGGCAACCTTCTCCGCAAAAGGGAGGAGACCCTCGCTTCGAGAAGCCCAAACAGGTTGGTCCAATGCCCATTCAACCTGGACAGAATCCTAATGTAGCTCAATCACAGCCTATGGCATTAGCACCAGCGGGAGCAACTCCGAAAGAGACTCCGATGGAAGAAAATAAAGAGCAAGATGGACTTTATGATGCTTATGGAATGGATGAAATTTCTCAAGACATCAAAAGATGGATGCCAAAGCTGCTTAAGAAGCCAGAAACTCAACTACGTGAGTTTATTAAAGGGCTTGGATGGAAGAAGAATCTCGATAAAGGAACTACGGTGGCATTATTCGATTTAAGAATTCCTTCCATTATGGTTAAGCCTAACAATAATGAGCAAACCATTCGGGATATGCTTGCACAAGAGAGTGCGAACCCAAGGCCGGGGGAAAAGGCGGGAACACGGTATGAATTGGTTAAATGTGAACCCGACCAAGAAAAAGGCGAATGGACTGTTCGCATAAAGAAAGTAATCTCACAAGTATGAATACACAAAAGAAACTCTTAATGGAATGCATTACGTTTGAAGCAAATCCACGAATGCTTCGAGAGTCAACATTGCATCCTAATCAGCCGTTTACGGTACAGGGGGTTCTGCAACGCAAAGGCAAAAAAAATCAAAACGGACGTATATATCCCGACGAGATTCTTATTCGTGAAGCCAATAAATATGCTCAGACGTTCATCCAAGACCATCGTGCTATGGGGGAATTAGATCATCCAGAATGTTATCGGGTTGGTGCAGAAATATTTACGAATAGTGGATGGAAAGATTTACGAAATGTGGTTGTTGGTGAGTTAATACCAACGTTGAATACGGTTACGAATACCATAGAATATAATCCAATTGAGCGAGTTATAAATGAACAATATAACGGTAAAATGGTATCTATTAAAGGAAAAAATATAGATATTCTAGTTACTCCAAATCATAGATTTATTCTACAAACTAGATCAGATAGAGAACAACAAGTTATAGAAAAAACTGCCCAAGAAATATTGAACATTTCTAAATTAACAAGAAATACACATTTATCCATTCCTATCGTAGCGGAAAATTGGAATGGATATAAGTATGATATCTATAAAATAGATGCTATTAATATTGAGGACATTGCCAATAATCAATCAAAAGATTATAATATTAAACAAACCACGGCACTTAATTTAGATGCCTCAGCATGGTTTTCGTTTCTTGGATTTTATTTGGCAGAAGGACATTGTTCGGATAGAACAAATCGGAACGGTTATGAAATATTTATTACGCAAAATAAGGGAGAAATAGCAGATAAGTTTAGAGAAGTATTGCATAATTTGAGTTCCGAATTAAAATGGAATGAGTGGGATAAAGGTGATAATGCAATTACGTTTAATACTTCTGATGCCCGTTTATGGACATATCTTTCCAAATTGGGAACTAAATATACTAAATATATTCCGCAAGATATAAAGAATGCTTCGTCTGAGTTATTGCAAAATTTGTATGATTGGTTTCTTAATGGAGATGGTTCAGTGGTCGGAGATTATGAAAGGACATCTATATTTTCTGTATCTAAAAAACTGATGGAAGATTTTTATGATGTTATCCTTAAACTCGGAATGACAGGTGTTATTAAAGAACAAATAACAACTGATGATTATATGTTTGCGGGACGATTGATTGAGGCAAAAAATAAATCTCCATTATATCGTTTATGGATTAAAGAATCAAAAGCAATTCATCTTGATTTCAGGTTTATAAAAATCGAAGAAGTGGATTATGATAGCACTGTTCATTGTGTTACTGTAAAAAATGGAACATTTTATTGTCGGGATCATGGATTCCCTTTCTGGTCTGGAAATTCATCGGTTGTCAACCTGAAGAATGTATCCCATAATGTGCTCGAAATGCATTGGAATGGCGATGATCTTATGGGAACTATTGAAATTCTTACGACTCCGAATGGCAACATTTTGCGTGAGCTATTTCGCAATGGTATTAAGCTTGGAATTTCAAGTCGTGGACTTGGAACACTCAAGAAAATTTCTGAAAGTTCAGCCGTTGTTGGTGATGATTTTGAATTGATTGCGTTTGATTTTGTCTCAAATCCGAGCACTCAAGGAGCATTTATGTCTCCCGTAGGTCAAATTCCACTTTCCGAGGGTATTGTAAAAGACATGTTTACGGGGAAGTGGGCACGAACCGATGATATAGTAAGAAATATCTTGTCCGAATTAAATTGACATTTTGACTTTGTTGCGATATAGTATAAGCAATAAAGTCAAAATTATGGATATAGAAAATTTAAAGCAATGGATAGCAAATAATTTACAATATTCGCGTGGATTAATTTGTAAAAAGTGTAAGCGAGAATGGTTTGAGAAATATGGATTTATAGATCAGTGGGATCGGATTCATGTTGCTACACAATTTCTAGATAATCTTTTGCCGACCTTTCCTCAGAGGGTATGGCACATTGTAAATGACAGTCTAACAGTTAAATGCAACAATCCTTCCTGTCAAAATACGCCACAATTTTGGTCATTTAATGTTGGATATCTTCGGACATGTTCTAATTCGTGTGCTCAATATGACCCCAATACTATTAACAAAATACAGGCAACTAATCTCAAAAAATATGGGTGCAAATATGGATTGGAGAACAGAGATATTATATTGAAGCGGGAAGTTACTATGGGTAAAAAATATGGAGTAGAGAATATTTCTCAAGTCGATGGAATATCCGAAAAAAAACAAGAGACTTGTTTAAAGAATTATGGATCGAAATGGTTTTTAGAAAGAAGTGATTTAATTAAAAAATGCATTAATAATAAATATGGAGTGGATAATGTACAACAAGTAACGGAAATAGCAGATAAATCTTCCTGTACAAAAATGGATAATTTTTATGAGTTATTATTGGAATCGACTCGGTTTGAAGGGAAGGTAACTCCATCTTTTTCGAAAGAAGAATACAATGGAACTTGCAGAAAATATAAATTTATATGTAATGTATGTAAATTGGAATTTGAGTATGAGTTGCGATGGGACAGGATTCCTCGGTGTCCAGTATGTTATAAAAGTTCATCAGTCTTTGAAAAAGATGTAAGCGAATATGTAAAATCAATTTTGCCAACCGCAAGTGTTATAGAGAATACAAAGTCAGTGTTAGCAAACAATTATGAATTGGATATCTATATTCCGTCTAAAAATATTGCTATAGAATGTAACGGATTATTTTGGCATGGAGAGGTTGGTGGGAACAAGAATAAGAATTATCATTTGTTAAAAACAATAGAATGTGAATCTAAAGGAATACATTTAATTCATATATTTGAAGACGAATGGAACAATAAAAATCTTATTATAAAAGAAAAATTGAAATATATAATTGGAAATATTAAACCCATCTCGGTTTATGCGCGAAAATGTAAAATTATAAATGTATTTATTTCTGATAAAAAAGAATTTCTAAACCAAAATCATATACAGGGAAATGATACTTCCAAAATACATATAGGATTGGAATGGGAAAGCAAGTTGGTATCGGTAATGACATTTTCGTCTAAGCGATGTTTTATTGGATATAAGAATAAAACTAAGAACGATGAAGAATTTGAATTGTGTAGATATACATCATTGAGTGGACATAGTGTAATAGGAGGGGCGTCAAAATTACTATCATATTTTATAAAAACGTATTGTCCCAAGAAAATAATATCATATGCCGATAGAAGATGGACATATAGCAAAGACAATTTATATGAGAAAATAGGATTCGAGAAGGTATCGGACGGGACTCCTAATTATTGGTATTTCGGACGGGATGGAAATTATAGACGACTTCATAGATTTGGATTTAGAAAGAATGTTCTTTCCAAGAGGTTGGCGATATTTGATTCTAATCTGACAGAATGGGAAAATATGCAATTGAATGGATGGGATAGAATATGGGATTGCGGAAGTTTAAAATACGAAATGGCTGTTTAGAGCATATTTATCTTTTAGGGAGCAGAAAACTCCTTGGTCTTCAGCCAAGGAGATGAATGCGACCCACAAATATAATTAGCTGACTTCTTCTGTGTCATAATATATATTGGTAATATGATTGAATAAGAGACGATAACCAAGTCTCACAACACAATCGAAAAATAATTTTCTGGTTAAGAAACCAGATAACGGTCGGAACGACCGTATAAGCCGTCTGTCTTGACATAAGACTTTGTTAGAAATAACGAAGCAGTTGATTGGGT